TGACACAGGAAGTGGAATGTCTGCAGGCGGCAGCGCATCAATTTTACCTTATGAGATAGTAGGACCTACAATTCAAACATTAGGTTATGGATTTGGAGCTTCTACTTGGAGTGCTTCAACTTGGGGCACTGCTAGAACAGCTTCAAGTGTAACACTAGATCCTGGCAACTGGTCACTCGATAACTTTGGAGAAGTTTTAGTGGCTACGATTCACAACGGAAAGACATTTACTTGGGATGCTGGAGCTTCGGGTCCTACAGATAATAGAGCATCAAGCTCAACCTCTGGAGCTTTAACAACCAATAATCCAACTGCTTCGGTTTCAACTTTAGTATCTGATGGAGATAGACACTTGTTTCATCTTGGAACAGAAACGACGATTGGATTAGCTACTACACAAGATAAAATGTTTGTAAGATTTTCTAATCAAGAAGATTTAAATACTTATCCACCCACTGCAACCAATACAGCTGGAACTTTTAGACTAGATACGGGCAACGAGATTCGAGCGGCTATTAACGCTAAAGATTATAGTTTAATTTTAACAGATAGTGCTGCTTATTTAGTTCAGTTTGTTGGACCTCCTTTTACTTTCTCAGTAAAACAAGTAGGTACCAATTGCGGATGTATTAGTCAGCACGCAGCAGTTTTTGCTAATGGTGCTGTTTTCTGGATGGGCGATTCTGGCGGCTTTTTTATGTTTGATGGAACAGTTAAAGTTCTACCATGTTTAGTTGAAGATTTTGTATTTAATACTGATGGAGATAATTTAGGTCTTAACTTTGGTTCGACTAAAACTATTTATGCAGGACACAATAGTTTGTATAATGAAGTAACTTGGTTTTATCCAAAAGATGGATCAGATCAAATTGATCGATCCGTAACTATTAATTACACTGAAGGCGCTTGGACAACTTCATCCTTAGCTCGAACAACCTATCAAGATGCATACGTTTTTGATAAACCCTATGCAACTGAATATGACGCAACAGCGACACCTGATTTTGCTCCTATTTCTGGAATCACTAACACGTATGGAGCAACTACTAATTATTCTCATGAGACGGGTACTGATCAAATTAAAGCAGGAGCAACTACAGCTATAGCAGCCAACATTCTTTCTGGAGATATGGATATTGATGATGGAGAAGTTTTTTCAGCTGTAAGAAGATTTGTTCCTGACTATAAGTATATTACTGGAAATTCTAAAGTGACCCTATATATTAATAACTATCCCAACACGGCTGCAGTTGCTTCTTCATTGGGACCATTCACTGTCTCGGGTTCTACTGCAAAAGTAGATACAAGAGCTAGAGGAAGATTCATTGCTGTTAAAATAGAGAATGACGCAGCGGGTGAAACATGGCGATATGGAACTTTGAGAGTTGACGCCCAACCAGACGGGAGAAGATAATGGCTAAAATTATAAGCTTTATACCAGAGCCAAAAGAAGAATATGATGTCGAGAATCAAAGACAGATTCTACAGTCTTTATCGGGTATGCAGACTCAGCTAAATTTCTCTTTCCAACAAGATTTAAAAAACGAACAGGACACATTTAACTATTTTCTATCATGAGTATACAATATAAAAACGCACCCTTTAATCTATTAACTAGCAATTTAACAACAGCTTTAACTATTAGCACTTCAGCTATTGCCATTGTAAAAAGCGTGTATTTTTCTAATACAAGCACAGGTTCCATTTTATGTACAGGTAAGATATTGGATAGCTCTGCTAGTTCAGATTATGAGTTCTTTAGAGATGAAGTAGCAGCAACAACTCAAATAAATGCTACTCCACAGGGCTTGAATTTAGAGGCTGGAGATGCTATAAAAGTTCAAGCAGACACAGCTAGTAAGGTCGAAGGTCTTATTAGTTATGCATTAATAAATAGAGAGAATGAAAATGGTTGATCTACCTAAAATAAATTGCACCACCGTTTATACTTGGCGTAATACTAGAACGGGCGAAACCTTTACAAAAAAGCCGAGCGGACCCCGGTTGGGTGGAGACATTGTACAAGATTGTACAGTTCAAGTATCTCCAAAAGGAATGAATGTGTTTTCAAAACAAGTAAAAACACCAACAGATGATAATAAAGCCTAAAGGCGGCACAGAACTTCAACTAGAGTATCTTTGTAAATACGCTAAGAAAGAATTATTAGATCAGGTTCAGATATGTACTTCGGTACCAGAAAAAATTCCTTTGTCTAAAGATAAAGTTAATATCCTTTGGCAAAAGAATGCTTTCAATCAACCTAATTTATATCCTTGGTTTAAAGATAAAACGAATCATTATAAATATGACTGGTATGTTTTTAATTCACATTGGAATTTTGAAAGATTTAGAATTACTTTTGATCTACCTTTAAACAGGTGTTTAGTAATTAAAAATGGAATTGATCCAACAATAAAATCAAAAACAAGATTTCCAATGAAAGATAAACCTATAAGAATTATTCATCATTGTACTCCATGGAGGGGTTTATCTGTTTTACTTGGAGCCATGCAGTTAATTAAAAACCCAAAAATAACACTAGATGTGTTTTCTAATACAGAATTATATGGAAAAGAGTTCCACGAAAAAAATGATAAAGAATACCAACCTTTATATGAACAAGCTAAAAAACTAGATAATGTAAACTATATTGGATACAAGTCTCATGAATACATCTTAGAACGTATGCATGAATATAATATGTTTGTATACCCTAGTATATGGGAAGAGACATCTTGTATTTCTTTGTTGGAAGCTATGGCTGCGGGCTGCTATAGTATTGTAACAAACTTTGGTGCTTTATACGAAACAGGTGCAGAGTTTGCTATGTATGTTCCTTACGATAATGATTATCGAAGACTCGCTCAAAAATTTTCACAGGCTATTGAAGCAGCTGCAAAAACTTTACATGAACCTGTCATTCATCAACATTTACAATCACAAATTAATTACACTAAAAGCTATTATAGCTGGAAGAAACAAGCAGTATCCTGGAATCGATTTTTAGAAGGAGCAATAAATGTCAAACAACAAACCAATATGGTTCGACCAACCATCAAGTGATACAGAAGTAACAACCATTAATATTGGAGATATTTCTCCTCATAAAATAATGGTATGTACGCCTGTGCATGGAGACACTTCTATGCATTACACTCAATCGGTTTTAAAATTTCAACAAGACTGTGTGGCGAGAAAAATTATGTGTAGTTTTACTTTGTATAAATCTTCACTGGTTACTCAGGGCCGAAACCTGTGTGTGGCTGAAATGATGAACCATAAAGATAACTACACTCATCTATTATTTATAGATTCTGACATTGATTTTCAGTCATCAACTATTTTTGCCATGCTGGAAAAAGACAAAGATGTAATAGCTTGTCCTTATCCGTTAAAGTCATTCGACTGGGATAAAGCATGGAGACGACTGACAGTAAAGAAGGATATTAAAAATGCTGATGAATTATCTAAAGCTGGATATACTTTTCCCTTAAAGGTTCCTAATAAAGACAAGGTCGTAGTTGAGGAAGGGATAGCTGAAGTTACGCATGCTCCTACTGGATGTATGCTTATTAAACGAAATGTTTTTGAAAAGATGATGAAACACTATCCAGACCACAAGATCTATCAACCTAATTTTGTTAATGGAAAGGAACGTTCTACTGAGAATTTTTATAATTTTTTTGACACTTTACACGATAAGAAGACAAAGAGATACTATGGAGAAGACTTTGGTTTTTGCCAAATATGGGGCGAAATGGGAGGTAAGATCTATGTCTATGTTAAAGACTTCATTACTCACGTCGGAGAATATCAATACTGCGGACGTTTTTGGGACGAGCTTACCCACATGAAACGTGTTGACCCCAAGCCAAAAATCAAATAAACTATAAAATTACAGGATTTTTAGCACCTGCCAACAGGACTACTTTAACTAAAATATGGGAATATCAAGAGGACAAATGCAACGACAACTATATGCCAGCGGCGGGATCAGATCTTTGGTTCCAAGAGAACATTATGGACTAGGAAGTATTTTCAAAGGCGCAGCAAAAGCAGTTAAAGGCGTTGTGAAAGGTGTAGGTAAACTTGCTAGTTCTGACATAGGTAAGATGGCGATGCTCGCAGCTATAGGGGGATATCCTTTTATGGGCGGAGCAGGTACAGGTATTGCAGGAAGTGGCTGGTTTGGATCTGGTAGTGCTCTTGGTAAATTAGGTGGTATGTTAAAGTCTAAAGGAATCATGGAAACTATTGGCAAAGGTTTTAGCGGTGCAAATAAATTTGTAGGCAAAGTTCCTGGCGGCTGGGGTACAGTTCTATCACTAGGAGGTGGCGCTATTGCTGGAATGCTGGCAAAAAAACCAGAAGAAACAGAAGAAGCATATAAAGAACGTATTCAAAAAGTTAAGCCATATCTTAGACAATATATGACAGCAGCATTTAAAAACACTAAAAGCCCGCAAGAAATTGAAGATCTTATTGAGACTAATACTTCTGAGTATAGAGTAGCTGACGGAGGATTAATAAGTAGAAAAGGTTTCGCACTTGGAACAAATGGAAATGGCTGGCATCAAGGTGACTGGACAGATCCGAATGATCCTGACTATGAACCTAAACCACAGAAGTTATCAGAAACTGATGCTTTACACTCACTATTAAAAGAATTTATTGAAGTCCATAAACGTTATCCAAAAGACATGGAAGAATTAAAACAATGGGCTATGAAAAGAGTACAAGGAGGTTCTCCTGAAGTAGAAGAAGTAAGTACGTCATTAGCAGAAGTAATTCCTAGTGAACAAGAAAGTGCAGGTATTAATGCAGCTCGAGGTGGAAGAATCGGATACGCTTTAGGTCCTATGGATCCTATGTTACAAGGCGGAATCGGAGACATTCCAACAAGA